ACCATGCAAGGTATATACTAGCACACGTAGTCTTACCTGTTTGCCTAGGCATCATGTTAATATTAAATCGATAGTTATGGTAACTATCCATTAGGCCAAGCTGATACTTAAAAGGATCATATAGTAACTTACCTTTTACTGGATGCTGAATATATGCAAAATTCTTTGCAAAATGTAAGTATCCTGTTTCGGGATCCATACATGCCATTAGATCTGCTAATTGCTCTTCAGTAAATGTTTCTTGTTTATTCGCCTTTTTAATTAAGACGCCGTCTAATGATGCTGCCATAGTAATATTTAGTCAAAAAAATAGCACCCTAAGGTGCTATTTGGGCCGTTCGCTCTGTCGGTAGAACGTTCTTATTTCTGTTTAGCTGCTGCTTTAGCTGCTGCGTTCTTACGTGCAATCTGAACATCCTTGAAGTCATTCTTGCCGTCGTCATTTAAATCTGGTTGTTTTTTCTTTTCAGCTAGTGCAGACATTAGCTTTGATTTAATATTTGATTCCATTGCATTACTTGCATTTGCTTTACGTGATAATTCTTCTTGTGCTTCAGGACTTTTACCTCTAATAGCATATGTAGTTTCATCTTCGTCAGCAAGTGCCATAGGATTATCACCACCTGCTACTGGTGGGTGTGATTTCTTCTTACGGTTTAAATCATTACCGTCTGGTATCACATCTGACATGTCACCGTATGCTGGCTCTGGTTCGTTAGCATATCCTTCAACATCAGCTTCGTCGTCTGTAGCAATCTCTTCTTTACCTAATGAAGGTTCCATTTCCGGCTCTGTTGGCAGTTGATCTGCATCAGGTGCTAATCCATCTGCTGGCTCGTCTACAATATCACGTAGTCGTTCCATATCTTGACGCGGTGGCATCATATCTGGAGTAACTTGAGCTGCGCCTCCCATGCCTGCATTTTTCATCATGTTAATTAAGTCTGATACATTTTTTTCACCACTAGCATTTAAACTAATGTTCATAGATACTGGCATACCTTCGTCTGCTGGCTTTGGCGCCATCATTGGATCAGCACTAGCATTCATGCCACACTCTTCGATGTTGTCCATT